ATCATTACCTCCTTGTAAGTTAATTATATCTGACGCAATAGGAGTACCCATTGCAGTAGTTTGAACCATAGTACTTATAGAAGTGTACCCATTAAATCCATCTGCTGTATTTCTAGTACCAACTGCTACTGGAGTAGTATGGTATTCATTTGCTCTATGCCAAGTAAATTTGTGATTAGTGGCTATACCTGCACGCGCCAAGTCACTATCATCCCAAGGCGCAATTCTTAGAGGAACTGCCCCTACATTATCTGGTGGATTGTAAACATCTCTCCAATTAGCTAATGTAAGATATGCCCCTTCCCCGCCACTTACTTTTTCATAACTATACCCTTGTGACCTTACAGTAGAAGTTCCTGCAGTGTTGGCTGCCCAAGCAGACCCTGCTACGACCCTCATTGTGTTATTAGTACTAGGTTCAATAGTAGAAAGACCGTAAGTTATTTCTGGTAGGTATAAAGCTAAGTAAGAAGACTTTTTTTTATATCTACCAGCGCCCCCTGTAAACGCCTCTGAGATATTAGCGTTGCCAGCATCATATATATCTCCAGGGGTAGTTAAGCACCCTCCTTTAGACCTAGTCTGTCCATTGTAATACCCTAATCCATAATAAGGCATATACTTACTATCATGATAGTTAACTCTAGTGGTATTAGCATACTCTCCTCCTGAATTTGAGAAAAAGGTATGATTCAGATATCCTTGAGACAATAGTAATCTGTCGCTAGAATCTTTAATTGCCCTTACTATTCTAAAGGAATGTATATCGTCTGGTAAGTTTGCTAGATTAGATAAAGTAAATTTAGGGTAAGCTAACTTGAACTTATTTGTAGCTGCAGAATACAAAACGCTGGTCCCTATTCTTTTTAATTCAGGCATTCTGACATCTGCTATCCAGTTGACAAAAGATCCATTACCATACTTATCAAAAAACTGTACCCCAAACCTATAAGGTTCTCCTAGTTTATATGCTCCTTTTGAGTAAAACTCTGGGTATTTAAAATATGTTGATTGAGGCTCATCATCAAAGTCAAACGTAAAAGATACATTAGGCCCTTGTCCTCCTTGAGTTGTTCCATTTGCTTTATATTGATACCTTTCAAAGTAATCAGCATCAGGCAATGCAAGTACTGATTTATTTATAGCATCCAAGTTAGTCTTAGTAGGCCAGTCAATAGTAGAAGCAGTTCCATCTATAGTATGTTCAAATCCTCCCTCTGCAGATCTTAATTTTGATATTTGAGAACCTGCTTCAGTAAACCCTGCTTCAGCATTGCTAGTAAAAGAATACGCCCTAGTATCATAGTCAACATTAAATACAGTTTCTTCTATATTGCCTAAAAATATTCTGTTATCTTTTATTTCAAATGTTCTAGGAATGTAAGGACCTGATACTCCAAATCTTAAAGCAGCTAAATCACTCTGTATTCTTATTACAGAACTGTCTCCTTTATCAAACAATAATATATTTACAGACTCTGTAGTACTTTCTCTAGGCCCTATTTCCGCCTCATGAATTAAATACGCTACAACTGCTCCTGAATCATCTATCCTAAATCTGTATACCTCTATCCACTCAAAAGAACTATCCACACCATCTATAGCTACTTTAAATAAAATATCTCCAGCTTCCCCCTGAGGAACTCCGTGAAGATCTTTTACTATAGGAGCTATACCTGACAATGGAGACAACTTAGTAGTAGGTCCATTTTTAGTATATAGTCTGTAACCATATTGTACCATACCTGCACCTTCAGCCCAATTTCCCCCGCCATTAATACTTTGAGTAATCTTAATGGGACTTAAATCTATTTCAGGAGAACTATCTATTACGGTAGTATCTCTAAAAAAAGGTAAGTTATGTTTTATATTTACTGTTCTTAGTTGGTTTCTAGCATCTGTCCAATATACCTTTTGTATTAGATCACTTTCATAAAAAGTTTCAATTTTAGTAACTGGATATGATTTATCCATATTAGCGTAAGGGCCAAAAAACTTTAAGTAAGTCGTTGTATTGTATTCGTTGTCGTAAGATATTTCCCACACACATAAATGACCATTACCAGAAACATTACTTTCTGACATTGATATTACTACTAAACTATCTTTTATAAAAGACCCTCCTAGTATTACTTGGGAAGTTCCTAGTATAGAAGTTGTACTTCCGCTATAATACTCGTCAAACTCAGTTCCGTAGTAAGAGTGCTGTATAGTAGTGTTGCCTATATCTCCTATTATACTATTAAAATCAGATAAAGTAGGATGTGTTAGTATCCTTCCTTGGGCCCCTGTAGGCAGTGAAGTTAATGTAGTATCTTCTGTAAATAATAAATCGTCGTCAGGATTAGATTTCCATATAGGATTAGTGCTTCCTGTACTGTTTGCAAGCGCTATGTTAGGAAGACTCACTAGGAGTTTGTTACCTGTTTCGTTTTTTATTACATTCTGAGACAACTCTCCATTAAAAATAAGCGTAATATTTTGGGCCTCATAATAGAATTGATTTCTACGAGGATCTTGGGCGCTCATGTCTTGATTCATGCCACCAAAAGAAATACCACCTGCCTTTATCAATTTCTTACATTTTTATAGCCAGAAGGCTGATGTACATGTTGAAAGAAAGTCTTAAATGAATTAGCGTCTCTTAGAGGGTTTAATGCATTGTTAAGCCAAGTATGTGCTTCATCTTGAGTAGGTATTTTATCTGTATTACCTGCTTGCGCTAAATACCAATCCCTATCTCTTTCAATAGTCATGAAGATACCCTGAGGCATTCTGCCTGCTATAAAGTCCCTATAGAATACTCTATAAGCAACTTCAAACTCACATGCTTTTATCCAAGACTCGTTATCTGGAATCAATGGGTAACCTTCATCATCTAAAGGTATTCTCATATAAGCCATTTCCACAAGACCTTCGTCAAAGTTTGTATATATAAAGTTTTTATTTACCTGATAAGTATTGCCGCAACTAGGATTAGTATTTAGATCAATATCACAGCAGTGATATCTCATATACATATTGTCAGCACTATATAGCATAGGCTCCAAGTAATAACTACTCTTGCTTGCAGAGCTTTCTATATAAGTATCTGATACGTCTGGAAGGTATTCTTCTCCTTCTGCCACTACAGAGTTTTCTACAAAAAAGGTCCTAGGCACATTACCAAGTGAACTACCTGATTGCACTCTTTTACCACACTGAATGATAGTATGTAAGTCACAAGGTAATTTACCTCTACCGTCTTCTATTTGTATTACTCTGATATACTTCTCAAGTCTTGCATGCGATCCTATAATAGATAGCAATCCCCCTACCCATTCCAAAGCATCATAAAAGTTTACTTCTTCTTGTAGTCCAAAATTCCTATATACGTTTTCTAGTATACGCTTTACTGATATGTATTTACCATTATTCACGGTGTCCTGTGTAGTTAGCTAGTTTAGTCAACATAGAAGATTTATTATCTAGTGGATTAGAGTCAGAAATATACTTCGTCTCTTTAAAGTATCTTTCAAATTCATCCATTTCTTTTTCTTCTTTACCTTTCTTGTCTTTTTTCTTACCTGACTTTACCTCAGTAACTAAAAATACTTTCTTGGCTTTATAGTCCACTTCTTCCACATACATACATTCTTTTGTACCATCTGGAGTATAGAACTCTTTTTTCCATCTAGGTTTTCCGTATTCTCCTATTTCCATCATCATGTTGTTACTTTCTAATTTCATAAAAATCTAACTTACAGTTTTCTTTTTTTAGCTCTTTAGCTAACAATCTAGTATACCCTCTTGCTGCTTTAAATCTATAAAAACTTTTAAATGGCATATTACAAGTCAACTTGTCCCACACAAATTTATAGATATACCCATCACTGTGTTTGTTAGTGTGGTATACTACTGGCTTATCCCTAAGCTCTTTTATTTCTTCTTTGGACTTATCAGGATATAATTCTTTCCACAAGTCTTTAGTGGCTTTGTAATCTATCTTTAAAGCTCTCTTTTTAATATTACCTGCTTTATCTAATATCCTAGGCCGTCTTTTCCTTATTTCAATATGCCCCATACCTGGAAGTTTAATCTGCATATTGTTATATATGACCTCTTTTAACAAAGAGTCATTAGCCTCTTGTATAAACGCACTGAAGGTAATATAAGGAACATCCGTAGTTAGGTCCTTATATATATCTTTTACTCTATAATCCGCAGTTAGTTTATCTTTCATTGTCTTTGAGGCGCCTGTGCAGGTTGTTTAATTACATCGCTAGCATCATTAGTAGTATCTGATGGTATTGAATATTTGTAAGAAAGTTGTTGTAGTATCTGTGCTTTTATATAGTTGAAGAGTCTGTCTGACAGAGGATATTCATCATCTAATGTCCAACATTCAGAACTAGGTAAGTTATAGTTAGCGGCCTCTATAGGGTCTTCAAATATTCCTCTTATAGAAATTGCTTTGACAAATTGAAAGTCTTCTGCTTTAGACACTAAGTAAATTCTATCATCTAACCAGAATGCAGAAATAACATTTTCGTTAAATCTACCATTACCTGCAAAAGTAACTTCTACTAGTTCTTTTAATGGGAACTCTTTAGCCATTAAATCTAATGGTCCTATCCTAGTATATAGTTGCCCTTTGTGAGTCTCTATGGCTCTAGGTATTTTATCTGTAGTTCTTACAAAAAAACATTCAGAAGTTAATCCTAAATCATTAGATAATACAGTAGATACTTTTTCTATATTAGAAGGCTTAAGAGTTTGTATTAACTTACTGTCAAGTGTATGTCCTCTTTTATTGCCCTCGTTAGTTAAGAATAAAGCTCTTTGCTGGTTAATGAGCTGGATAATATATTTTTCTGAAATATTACTATCATCAGAATCAATATTAAAATCTTCAAAAATCTGATATATTAATTCATTTCCAGTCATATTACAAAATTACTTATTATTTAGGAATAGAAACTGTTATTTGTTTATTTGAACGTACAGGGGTAGTAGACTGTCTTCTTCTTGAAGTGTGTCCACAGTTGCCGCACTTATACTCGTCGTATAAATTTACATAGGTTGCGTATTCCCCTATTATAGATAATTCTGTACTTGCACATGCAGGACATACAGAGTCTCCATGAGGTACAAATAATCCTAAATTAGGATGAGGCCTAATCCAAGGTCTTAGGGCAAAATAAACTTCCTCTAGTATTTCAACGTCTTTGTCGTTATAAATTTGCATTTTGTCTATAGCATCCTGATCTCCTTCCATAAATTTCTTCCACCAAGAGAAGTCAGTTTTAATCTTTGTCTCTAGTCCTAAGTACTTAGCAAGGTCGTCTAACTTATACGAAGGCACTGCTATAGCTTTCCTTGCAGCTCTTAGAGTATCTATAATTTGATAAGAAGAAGGAGGCGTTATTCCATTTAAGAAAAATCTACCATTCATCATTCTTACGTCAAACTTAATTCCATTGTGGGCTATAAGTATGTCTGCCTCATCTATCATGTTCCACAGCCCTTGTACTACCCTTTTATCATTTCTATTAATAGCCTCTTTAGGCGTCATCTTCATAGAATGGATTTTATTGTCAAATAACCACTTAGCTGACCATGTTAGTATAGGCCAGTTATCTGCAATTACTTGTCCTCCATGAATATCTTGTTGCCATCTTCTCCAATGATACGATATAAGTGGCGCAGTTTCTATATCAAATACTAAGATCTTAGCATTGCTTAATTTAGAATACTCCACAGAGGAATGTATTCTACTGCTAGGACCACTTGCTCCTTTATAGTACCTAATAGATGTTCTTGCTGCCTCTGGGTTAGAAAATATCTTAGGGTATTTTTTTGCTAACAGTTTTCCTAGATCAGTATTATTTAATTTAGAATACTTTTTTATAGCGTCTTTTACGACGGCTTTAATTTTAGAGTCTGCCATGTTTTTATTTTAAAAAGGTTTTATAAACTTCCAGGCTATTTTTATGCCTACCACTAGTATAACTAGTAGGAACAAGTAGATAAGAATCCTTTTTAAATTCTTACTTAATTGCTCTGCAATACTTTGTTTTCGTACTACTATTCTTTCAACAGGTATCTCAATCGTTTGTACAATCGTGTCACTTTTACACTCGCCCTCAATATATGTTGTATCACCAATTCTAATATACTTAATTCTAAGTTTATCCTTATAAATATAAGTTGTATCTGAAGTTGTGTCAATAAACGATGTATCATGTTTTACTAAAGGAGTTATAATATTAAATGTATCTTTAACTGTATCCCGCCTTAAAAGCTGCGGGTATTTAATAGTAAGCTTTTCTATTTTTCTTTCTGCCCTACGTTGTTTATTGTCTAGTCTTTTTTCTAAAGAACAAGAACTACAAATAAGCAGTATTAAGAATAAATAGAGTAAACTGTTTTTCCTTTTACTTTGTTGCATTTTAGTATTTGTTTTCTGTTATCTCTTGTTTTATAAGAAACATGCACCCAATTAGGATTTTCATCTGTTCCAAACTCCCAAATAAGTTGGTCAAAATCTAGGTTATCTTTTATAAACTCAAACATATCAGCGTTTGACATACTACCATAAGTATCATCAATATCCATAGCTGCCCCATTATTTGCACAGTGTTGTGATGACGCTGCACCCCCAATAGCTATATTAAGTTGTGGACTTCTAAACACACTGTTAATAGCTATAGGACCTCCTACATGCTTTCTAAGAGGCTCAAATACGTTTTCACATAGTAGCTTAATCTTTTCCATTTGCTCGCCACTAGGGATGTTCTCTATGCCTTTCCTTGCAGCGGTATTGCTTTTGATTACTTCTTTATAAGAAACGTGTTCAGTTACCTTCATTTTTTATTTTTTACTTTTAATGGTTATCCATTTATGTAGTGTATACCCTATAGTTACAGATAGTAGTATTATCTTTAAAGACATTTCTAGATTACTAAAAGATATTCCAAGTGTTGTTATATTAATCAACACTACTTTCATTTCGTTATACATCAATTTTACTAAAGGCATTATATTATGGCTTTGCCTCTTGTTTAGCTGCAAATATAGCACCTGCTTCAGCAATGCCAAAAGCACCAAGTGTTACTATAACAAATGAGTTAAATATAGTATCACTGTGTACTAATTCTTTACCTAGTATACCAGTGATAATATCTACTGTAGCAAATAATGACATTACTGCAAATGACAAGAAGCCAACGATGTTCTTTTCGTTGTATCTGTTCCTTGTTCTAAATATATCCCAAAATCCCATTTTAATATAATTTTAAAGTTAAAATATTATGAAGCAGTTATTTTAAATTGTAAGCTTCCTGAAAACTTAAAATTCTTTGAGCCACTAACTACTGTAGGTAATTTAATAAAGTTTAAAACAAGCGTACTTGCAGTTGCTGTAATTGTAAAAGGCACAAGGTCACCTCCAAGGCCAATATCAGACTCATGGATTATTCCTCTTCCTACATAAGTGCCTGATTGACCTGTAGTATTTGCTGCTACTAAAGTTAGTCCAGAAAATGTTAAACTAAATATTTGATTAGCATTTGCCGTAGCATCAATTGCAACTACTCCTGAAATTTCTAGACTTGTTTCTTTTGCTGAAGAAAATTGTTGTATAAAAAGAGAACCAGAAGCTACCGTAGGAGCTGCCCCACTTGCATTAAAGATTTCGTCTAATGCTATATTTGTTGAAGTTATTTCACTGCCTAGGGTAGTTACAGGTGCCCATGATCCATCCCCTCTCCAAAATGTAGTTGCATCTGCGCTAGATCCTCCTCCTAAATTAGCTACTGGTAAATTACCTGTAACATCTGTTGCTAGAGCCACTTGACTCCAAGCAGCATCTCCTCTCCAGAATTTAGTAGATCCTGCTCCAGTTCCTCCATTAAGATTAGTAACTGGTATATTACCTATAACAGTTAAAAGATCTCCACTAGTTGCTGCGGTAGGTGCTGTAGTGCTACCAGCTCCTTTTAGTATACCTGTAGGGAAAGTAATATAAGGGCTACTAAATGCTCCTGCTCCATTTAAAAAGTCTACAGATGTAGTTAGAGTAGGTACTAATCTATTTGCAGTATTTAATTTAGTTAGTATATAAGTATAATTACTAGAAGCCAATACTTTTTTAGATTGACTTACTGAGGCATCTACAATATACAGTATATCTGCATCTGCTACATTGCCGCTAGTTAATTCTGTTAGTGTACTTACTTTTTGAGACATAGTTATTCAGTTAAAATGTATTCAGATGCTTCTGTCCAAATTGGCAATCCACCTTCTGTGAATAATGCAGTTGCATCTATGCCGCCTTGTGAGATGTTTAAGTAATAATTGTAGTCTAATACTACGTTATATTTTATTCTGATGCACTTCATGGCATCTAGTATCCATCTAATTTCTTTAGATTTTATTAAGTTTTTAGTATCAGTTGTTAGATCTAGTCCTGAACTGTCAAAAGTCCTTACTATTCGTAACCCTGATGTATACATAAAAAGGTCATCAAGCATTTCATCAGCTTTTATACCTTGTTGCAGTTTTTGCCCATACTTAAGGGTAAGTTGAGTAAGTCCTTCTTTAGAAAGATCCCTAATTGCGTTATATATGATAGAAGTCATTATGGTATTAAACAACGATTATTAGCTATGTTTTGTACATCAGTTGCTAACTCTAAAATTTTGGCACCATTAGAAGTTGTTATTTCTGCTTCATTTCCTTCTATAGATCTGTAAATGACCTCTGCTCTCATTGCTTCTCTAGATGCTTTGCTATTGCAACTACATTTACCATTTGTAAATGCCCTTATCCATAACTTGTTTAACGCTGTTAAAGTGTTAGATAGTACAATTTTTTCTGTACTAAAACTAGAAGAAGGTAGTGGAGTGTTCATTGTAATATTTACAGTGAACTTGTGATACCCATCATCATATGACCAAGGTATTGTTGCTAATAACATTTTTGCAGTAGGAGAAGATCCTAAAGCAGTTAAAGCAGATAATAAGTTAATTGTAGTTACTGTGACTCCTAGGTAATTAACTACAACTAACGAGGCAGCAGTAGCATCCCCAGGATTTTCATTAGGAGATCCATACCCTTTGGTATTGGAAGAAGCATCATATAACCCAGTTATATCATAAAACAAAATACTGTCTCCTGCAGTATTTAATTCAGCACTGTATACTAAAGTTGAAAGGGCCATAGTTAAATTTTTTAAATTTTAACTAATAGCCCCCTCTCTTAAAAAATATGGTTGGCAGACTTAAGATTATAAAGAGAGGGGGACCATTAATTATTATTAATTACGCGAGATCAGTAAGAGTAGAGTTACCTACAATTTCTTCTCCGTTAGCAGATACATCATCGTCAGTTCCACCTGCGATTCCATCAGAATACTCAAGATAAACAATAAAGTTACTCTTAAGACTAGATTGAGACACTATAGAACTAACTGCGTTGCTCATAGAGAGATTTAAAACTCCATACTCGCCTGTAAGTGCTGCAGGGACTGATAGGTGTGCTACTGGAGGAACTCCGATAGTATCTGTACCTTGTCCTTGGAAGCCCATAGACTCGTAGTAATCCATAGCCACTTGGTTAGGAGTTCCGATGCCTTCATGCGCTTTAGTAGTAGTAGTTACTCCTGTTGCAAGGAATACTTCTCCTAAACTTACTACAAAGCGAACCTTGTAATAGTTACGATTTGAAGCTACATCAAAAGCTCTAGCTACACCTGTAAGCTTAAGACCAAAGTTTCCTAAGGCAGCAGCATCTACTCGCTTAACAGAAGTGTCAGCAGCAAATGTTACAGTATCTCCTTGAAACGCTTGATCAAGAGTTAATGTATTAGCTGTTGTGTCTATAGCAGCAATACCGTAAACAGCATCAGAAAGTGTAGTTCCTACACGAATGTAATCTCCTACAGCATATGCGTCTCCGCCAGTAGCATCATCAACATCTGCAACAGAAACTGTCTTAGATCCTTTTGTGAAGGTATGTCCGTTAGTAGCTGTTCCAGGGGCTACACTTGCTCCAGAGGCTACACGCTCAATCTTGACAAGATCGTCTGATTTTGTTGAGAAATTTTTGATTAAACTGTTAGCTAAAGCTAATGCAGAAATAGCATTAGTCATACCTGAAGCTGGTGTAGTATACTGTCCATACACACGAGTAGGCTGACTTCTGTCTTTTTCATTAGGATTAGTCATTACTAAAGTAACAACATAAGAAGTTGACGCAGTGTCTGCATCAAGAGCTCCTGTTGAACCATTATAACCAATAAATGTTACTTGCTCAGTAGCTGCTTTAAATCTAGCGCGACTAAGTGTATAACTTGTTGAGGTCATTATAGGAGACATGATTAGGGGCTTACCTACTCCTGTACCCTGTACAATTTGGAATTTAGTTCCTGCTGCAACAGCAGTAAATCCTCCTGCAGGAGTAGAGAATGTTTTTAAACCAGGAGTAACTGTGGCAACAATGCCGTCAGCTAATCCCCCTGCAACTGATGTTCCGTCGGCAAGACCGTGGGCAGCAGCTCCTTTTGCTACAATAACCTTTGTAAGGTTGTTTGCAGATCGCAATGATGAGTTCATAGTTAGATAAATTTAAATTATTATAAGTTACAAAATTAAAGAAAAAAAGTTATTCAATGTTTTGAATTGGTTGAATATTAGGTATTACTTGTCGTCCTGTTGCACTCATTAATAAATCTGATGCTATTCCTACGATAGCTTCGTGAGTAGATTCATCTAGTATGCAGTTACGTTGATTTCCTGTTATTGCAAAATCAACTACCATTTCAGGAGGAGTTTTTAAGTATCTTAATTTATAGTTAGATACTGTAAAGGTACCGTCTGTTATCAATTCATGTCTTTTAGCAGTTTGTGCAGAAGAAAGAGGCGCATTACCATCACTTACTCTTCCTACCTGTAATCTCCATACTGAACCTCCGCTTTTATCTACGAAAGGTCTCCTATAAGGATTAGACACAATCTTGTTATATTGATTATGTGCAATTACATCTACGGGAAGTACTAAGTTATCACCATCACAATCTGTAGCAGACACTGTAACCTCTTCAAAGATAGGCAACATGAAATTGGTAGGAAGATCCACAAACACACCATTACTTAAGTTATCGCTAGTTGAAGACCCTGCAGGAGTTAACAATACAGAGTCCACAAGGGCACTAAACCCTTGATTACGAACTTCACTTTCTTCTAGTCCTTCTCTCTTAGGATTAGTAAGAGGAGACTGATTAGACTTAATAAATTGGTATTGTGCTTTATTTAATATAGCACTTAATTCTGAATCTTCATACCCAGCGGCCATTCTGTCAATTTGTATCAACACTCTGTCCGCCATCTCATTTGCTGTCATGCTCTATTATTTATTTGTCCTAGTAATTCTTTCTTTAATGATATTATATAGAGCAGAATTTTCTGGTTTGTTTAAGTATGATATAGTATCATAAATACTTCCAGTCTTACTTCCATCATCTAATACATAAGAATCTCTGCCTTTTCTTACTAAAGCCCCTGCTCTAACAGCATCGTATACAAATGCCTTGTCGTCAAACAATGGGTCTTCTACAATAGATAAAAATTTATCTAAATCATCTTTTAAGCTCTTAAATACTTCTTGAGCTAACCAAGAGTCTGTAGCCCCAGGGCTAAATCCTTTGTTAGAAACTTTAAGGAAGTTGCGCATTTTATTGCCGCTTACCTTATACTCATTGTAATAAGAAAAAGCCTTAGACTCTTTTTCTGCTATATCTAATTCTCTAGAAGTTTCCACTTCTTCGTCTTCTACATAAAATTCGTAAGTAGGTTTAGTTTTTGCGCTAGTCAAAGAGGTTGCAATAGTTTCTCTATTTGCTAGTAATATCCTAAAACGAATTACGTCTATAGGATCCTCCATATTTAACTCTTCGCCGTCTTTAGTTAAAACTACTCTTGTTATATTATCATCTAACCAAAAGTTCTCTCCCTTTTTATTATAAATGGAAAGATCCCTGTTTAGTTGTTTTTCAAAAAATTGTCTTTCTGTTACAAGGTCTGGATATTGAGGAGTCTTTACGAGCTCTACATCATCCAATACTTGTACTAGAGTACCTGTTCTTAAAGAGTTAGGTAAAGTAAAAGTCCTTTTTGTGGAGTTATACATGAAAGCGTCTCTTCTTCTTTTATCTAGAAGAGTCTCCCATTTACCTTCCCTTATAACGGGTTTAATTTTAACGATCTTATTTTTTATTAAGAAATTTTTAAGCGTTGGCTGAGGGATATCTTGTCCCCCAGCCTTTGCTTTATTTGTAATACTGCCTGCCATTTTAATCAAGTATTTAGTTTAGAAATTAACGAACATAATTGTATCGAAGGTCTACGATCTTTGTAGGATCTTCAACTTTAATACCTCCCCACTTAGCGCGGATAACCTTGTAGCCATCTACTTCAGAAGCGATAGACTTAGGAGTACCTTTACCACCTGGAGACCAAGGATCACGAAGACCTGAGATATAACCCCACTCTTCCTGAGCACCCTTAGGCATAATACGCTTGATACCAGCATCTCCTCCGTAATCAAAAGCGATCATTCGGTGAGATTCTACTACCCCTTTGTTTCCACCTGGGTGACGAGTCTTGAATCGAATATCATCATCAAAGAATGGAATAATCTCTACTTTAAGTTTAACACCATTGTAAGACTGATACTCATTCCACTGACCACCAAAACCAAAAGTATTATCACTTCCTGTATTAGTATCCTTAGTCTTCCTGTAGAATCCTGGATCCATTGTAAGGATAGTCCATTGGTTAGCTTTAGCCTGAATTTGCTTATGGATTTCGATAGCACCAAATTCACCAGTATAGATGGTTAACATACGCTTACCTCTTTCAAGGCGGCCTACTCCCATATCAACTAGCAAATCAACATGCCAATCAAGATCATAAGAATTGTAATAGTGAATATTACCTGGAGCGATTTGATTCATCAAACCTTCACCTGCTTCTACAGAGAAGTTAGTCTTCTCATCAGAAAGTAAGTAACGATTGTCAACTGACCAGTTCTTCTGTCCGTAGATGTTCATTCTAGCAAACATGTTTTGGAACTGAATATCAGCAATCATATCTTGGTAGTTAATCCAAGCACTTTCTACAGAACCATCAGGGAATTGGAAACCAAACTCTAGAGGCTCATTTCCACCTTTGTTGATAGTACTACCTGCTACTTCATAATCCATTCGCATCATAGATGGACGGTTTCTCATTCTAAAAGGAGAAGAGAAGTTAGGAGAAGAACCAGTATAAGAAAGAGTTCCATTCTGCAAGTTGTAATCACGAGAGAACTTAGCTCCTACAAACAACTCTTCTGTTACAGGAATAGACGCATCAGAGTCATCTGTTAAGAATTGTACTCTATAACGCATGCCAGAACCTACAGATTCTTTTTCTTGTACGAATACTTTAACATATTCTTGCTCACCTAAAAGAACATCATGCACATCTGCAAAGTCTTCAGAAAAATGTAGATAGAATTGACCTGAGCCACCGCCTGCACTTCCAGTGAAAGTTCCAGCAGAAGTTGTGTTTCCTGAGAAATCTTCAGCATCTAATAGAGGGTAGTTACGCTCATGTTGTCCCTGTAGCATCCACTCGTAGAAACCATTCTCTTGGTCTACATACTCAATAGGGAATTTTTCATAAAAATTTAGATAAGACATATGCAAGTCAGTTGCATAAATCTGCTTAATCACATTGCTTATTAGCTGTGGTTTCTGCTGGTACAAAGAGTGAAAGTGATTGTCTGTCACTAAACCTCTGTAATCAACAGCTTGGTACTTCTGTAAATTTAACATTTGAATTTAGATTAATTAATTAAGAATTTATTTTACTTAGTTTATCTATAAACGAAGAAGTCTTTGAACTCACTTCGCCTTTAGATTGTTTTTCTGTTACGATGTCTAAAAGACTATTAGTAGTATCTGAAGTTACTTTTCTTCTTAATGCCGAAATATCAGGTTTTGCAACCCCTTTTTCATTAATATTAAAAAGACCCAGTTGAGTATAATAATGTAATAGAATGTCAAAAGCCTGTGGGTTTCTAGTTCTATTAGCATTAACTTGATTTAGGGGAACTCCGTCTTTTTCTTCTACCGCTATCATAAAAGAATCTTTAATTTTTTCTTTCATCTTTGGGGTAAGCTTCATTCCTGCTATTAACTCATTAGAGGTTTCTATACTATTTTCTAAAGTTTTAATATACTCATCCCTTTGTTCTTGTTCTTGCCTAGCTCTCTGTGCAATTACGTTTTTAGCATTTGCTTCTTCCTTGCCAATGGCAGCTACAAGTTTAGGTTTTGCTTTTAAAGCTTTATCTGATAGTTTAGAAAGATCTTTAGCTTCTTCTACTTCTTCAGAAATCTCTTCTTCCGACATTCCTAAATTAGATAAATATAGCCTGTAAGCAGATTCTAAATCTTCAGAGGGACTTTGCGCAGATAGATTTTCTACAAACGCTTTACTTTCTACAAGTCCCACTGACATATCAGCATCTACTCCATCTTCTATAAGACCTAAATAAGCTTGTGCTTTTGGGGGCAGATTTTTAATCCATCCTTCTAGCATAGAGTCTGCCTTTTCAGCAGTTTGTTGCTCCATTAAGCCAAGTAGATCTTCTTCAGACTCTAAAGAGGTTTCCTCATTTAGTTCTAATAATCCTTTATTTGAAAGAACGCTTGCTAATGCCTTTATGTCTATATCAACATTATTTGCATTAACTTTTTTATTAGAAACAGTTTCACTTGTTTCTTCTATATTATCTTCGTTAACTCCTTTATTAGAAGCTCTTAGCTCCTGAGGACTTAACATTTTTAAACCATCTTCTAAAACATTTTCTGAATTGTCTTCAGAAGTCTGTGGTTCTTCTTTTATTTCTTCTTTAGGCTCTATACTACTTTCAGTATTGCCTTCTTGTTTTCTGAGATTTAACTCCCTTGGGTTCAAAATTTGAACTCCATCAAATAAATCGTCTGCCATTTTTATCTATTTTTTGTAAAATTATGAAGTAATTAAATAAAGTATGTAAGTTGTTTATATAAATTTTTAACTTACTAATAGCCTTATTAATTTTGTTTATGATTTTTAACTCTATTTTTTGCTGTTAATAATATTCTTTCTTCTAATCTAGCTATGTTAGCTTTTAGGCTAGCATTTTCTTCCATTAGAGCTTCAATCTTTTTATAGAGCTCATCCACCCTGGCCTCTAATTCAGTTATTCTAAATTTATTATCTTCTCTTTTATTAGATTTAATTTGTGCAGAAGCGTCTATTTTTTTCTTCCAGATATTCCAACCTTCTTTAAGCCCGAGTGCGCCTATAAGAGCAACTAACATTGGTATAATAGTTTCGTTTTCCATGACTAGACGTCTTCTTCTGGTTGAAATTCGTATTTCCAGGCGTTGAATGCCTGTGGTGATTCAAACATCACAACCTTGTCAGAATCAATTGCAATTGTGCTTTCGATGCCAACAAAATCTGTTGTTGATTCGTCTTCGTTATATTTAACAAAGTCCCAAGTTATAGCTGTGCTAGTAACCTCGTAGGTGTTGTCTGTTATGTATCCGTATTTATTCATCAGTTAAGTAATTTTCTGTGATTGAGTCTATGTAAATTAAATACATAGGTTCAGATTTTTCATCCTCTGTTTCTTGTATATCTGCTTTATCAACATGCGGCAAATAAGATTCCATCCGATAACCATTATCTTCTACCCTAGGTAGATTTAAATCGTTATTGATTTCATCCCTTAGTGCTGAATAATCCTCTTCATTAAATGCTTTGCTTACCATATTGAGTATATGCCGTTTAAGTAGTTCATTACGTTATTAACTTGAGCATCTGTATGCTCGCCTTGATAAACTATTAATTGAGAAATGCGACCTTGTAACCGCCTTGCTGCGCCCGCTCCTCGATTACCTATCGTCATTGCCGCATCATCTGTAGTTAGGCCTTGAACATTATTTTCAGCGCTAAAAGCATCATTATTAACTCGACCTTCTCCATCCCCATTTGAATCAGAGCGAATTACAAAGGCTTCAGCAGATACTAATGGGTCATTACTTGCTGCTAATATCTTACTACTTGTACCGCCATCCCAATAATAGATACTGTCTTCTGGGTCATACCAAAAGAATCGTTTATTGTTAGCACCTGTTGTTTGACCCATTATAGTTCCACCGTTGTAGTTGGTATCCATTTTCCACACACAATAAACTGTGATATTGGATATTTGACTACTTAAAACACCACTTACTAATTCCTTATTGTTAAAGATAATAGTAGGTAATCCATTTAGCCCTGTCGCGTCATACGTTGGTTGTAGTGAACCTGAACTCTGTGAAAAGTCATTGCTGTTTCCACTTTGATCTGCCCACGCGCTAACAGCACCGCCTGACTCTGTAACACCTGCTGAAGCATTCATCCAAAATAAAGGACTCAAGTCGATTGGTGAGAATGTATGTTCTAACAAATATGCTCCTGTAAAGTTGCTTAGTGTTAAGTCGTTTGAACCTGCGCTACCACTATTTGGAATTGTTGTTGTCGCTGTATTTGCGACATCAAACTTGTACCGATATTGAGGCGTTGCTCCGAAAACACTAAAAGGATTTTCGCCTGCACCGCTATTATAAAGAGATTGTGCTTGCGCTACACTACCTGTTATTTCGTGAGCAATAAAATCATCCATAGCTACCTTTGAATGAATACTATTTGTTACTTGTCGGTAAAAGAAGTCTCTTATACGAACACCGTTTTGTGTTGCTGTTGCCGTTCCATCTCCATAATCAACTCCGTCAAAAACAAGATGTACTGCTCCGACCACGTTGTAAAAGTAAACGTGATGCCATGCATTGTCATCCCATCCTGACAACGCTGATTGACTCCAATCGTGCCTTGTGTTGTTTGCGCCAAAAGACCACCTCACATAAGGTGTTGCACCTGTTCTAAGGTACGAATAATAACCGCTACTTGTTCTGTTACTAAGTATTGTATTTGTTGTGTTAGAACTACCGCTACCCTTTACCCAAAAAGAAACAACCCAATCTGTTGATGTGCCAAGTGTAATTTGTGAATTTAATTCACCTGTATCATTCACACCATCAGGTTGAATGTAATTTCCAAAGTTGTAAATCGCCTGAAGAATAAAATAAATTCCTGTGAAATTATTTAAAGTGCCTGTGTTACCATTACCGCTTGAATCTGCTACACTTGTGCCTGATGATTCATTAAATTTATAATATAAAGAAGTAGAGCCAAGCGCCGTGTTAGCGTCAGCCCCGTCTCCAAAGTTGTAAAGTGATTTAATTTGAATATCACTTGCCGTTGTACCATCAAGTATAGATAGCTCATCAAGAACGATATCTGAATAGACACTCCCTAAGTTACCTAATCTATCTACATTAAATGTGCCTGCTCGTACTTGCAATCCGCTTGTGCTTTCTGTACCGTTTAAATAAACTCGCCATCCACTAGAAGCGTCCCTTGTCGCTGTTATCATATGCCAAGTTCCGAGACTCATAGTTGGCACTACAAAGTCCCGAAAGCCACCCCCACAATATACCCTTACAGATGTACTTGTAGGCGTCCATATTACTGCCGTATTACTTGTGTCCGAAACAAGTCTGGTATTAAGGTCTGAAAACTTAACCCACATATTTACTGTGGCTTCCGCGCTCACACTTACAGAACTTCCAATGCTTACGTAGTCATTTACACCATCGAATTGCAAAGCATTCATAAAAGGATACGCATAAGAGTGAGGCACAAAATAATAAGCGCCTGTGAAGTTGTTGAGCGTTCCTGTATTACTGTTGCCACTTGAGTCTGCCGCGCTTGTTCCTGAAGATTCATCGAATTTAAAGTAAACATCAGAATTCGAAAAGACAGTTGTTGGTAGATTGCCTGCGCCACTATTGTAGATAGAGTCTACCTCCGTTTGGTCTAATACTGTACTTTGAATAATAAAGTCATCAATTATTGCCTCCGTCATTTGTGTCGTGTTTGAACGACCACCAATTCTACCAACAGCAATATTTTCGGCTGCGTAATTTACACTAGAATTGGATGTGTATTGAGTGCCATTTAACCATAGTAAATTTGTTCCGTTATCTAATGATACCGCTATATGATACCATGTACCATTAGCTAAAGCGGGAACTGTAAATGTATCAATGGTTGAACTTGACGACCTAGTACGCATACTAAATTGAGTTTCACTATCGAGCCTGAAATATTTGAAAGTATTAGAATCAGAGCCAAATATTATGTTGTTACTTCTGACGTTTGTGTATCTTATCCAAAAAGACGCGGAGAATACGGTTGAAGCATATGTTTGCTCTGTGAAATTGACATAGTCATTTACTCCATCGAGTTGTAAAGCATTTTCAAAGTCGAAAGCAGCCGCAACACCACCACCACTTGAACTTGTTGCTCCTAAGGTTAATCCAAACATATATTATATTTTACCAACAATTATCCAGTTGTCCGCTGTTATTTGTTTTAATGTTGCCCCACCCCATTGTGCTGTAATTGGGATTGCTGCATTTGCACCATTTAAATTAACGCTCCCCGCTGGGGTTATTGTTACCTGACCTAGTCCCGCTTGAATTATATCAATCTCTGTACCTACAGGGAACGCTTGTAATGTATTTAATAGAATATTTACAGTTACAGCAGCTCCATTGTTAGAATATATAAAACTGCCTTCATGTGTGCCTAATGTTAGATTTATAGTTTGAGTTGTATCAGTAACTATTGGTCTTTTACCTGTTATATCTTGGTTGCCAGTTATAGCACCTGTCATTGCCCCACCCGCTTTTGGTAATGCAGCATCGGCTGTTAATCCTTGAGCTGCAGTAGCATAATCAGTGGTAGCAAAAGCTTTTACAGCAGCAAGGTTAGTTACTTCAGAGTCCATTAGGGCGCCAGCAGCTGTAACATTGGTAGCATCTGTTACATCAGCACTTGCTTCAATAGCATCTAATTTAGTTTTGTCTCCGTTTGCAAATGCTCCTTCTGATGGTTTAACTTGTAGTGTTGAAATTGTAACCCCTTTTACACCCGCTAAATCGGTCATTTCAGAATCCATCAATGCACCCGCGGCAGTAACGTTTGTTGCATCAGTTACGTCTGCTGAGGCTTCTATCGCGTCTAGCTTAGTCTTGTCTCCATCAACAAAAGCACCTTCACTTGGAGGCTGTTGTGCCGTCGCTCCTAATGCTGCGCCACTTGTAACCGTTGCAACTGCAACTGAATTAACTGTGCCTGTTAAATTACCTCCTAAAATTGTGGCTGTTGAATTTTGATTTGCTGTTGCTGCTAATCCTGCACCTGTGTTAAATGTTGACCAATCGGTTGAACTCAGAAATCCATTAGCTAAAGCTGTGGCTTGCGCAAGCGTTAAGTCAGGTGTTGTCGTTCCACTTGTTACAGATAAAGGCGCGTTTGCTGTGACTTCTGTTACTGTACCACCTCCGCCACCGCTATATTGAGGTATATTCAAAGTTGTACCTACTAAAGTAGCAGCGCCCGATGAACCAGTAGTCGTTAAGGTTATACTTCCTTGCTTACCATTAAATGTATTCCAATCAGTAGAGGTTAAATAACCATTTGCTGATGTAGTTGCCGCTGCCATTGATATAGCAGGTGTTGTTCCCCCTGAAGAAACTACTGGAGCTGTACCTGTAACACTTGTTACACCAGAACTTGTAACATAACCTGCGGACGAGTGATTTCCCCATCCATGAGCTGTATCCCATTGACCAACTTTAGTGTCGGTAATGGTATTAGTGCCCATGTCAATTATCTGGCTGTTGGCATCTAATGTACCCCCCAGCTGCGGAGTAAGATCTTCTACTAGATTAGAAAGCCCGCCTGCGTAGTTTGGAATGTTTAGCGTGTTACCAAGTAATGTGGCTACGCCTGATGTCCCAGTGGTAGTTAAGGTAACACTGCCTTGTTTAGCATTTAATTGAGTTTGTACATTAGAGCTCAATGTATTTATATATTGAAACTCAGTATTACTTACACTCCCATCTGCTAATTTTTCAGAATTTATTCCTGTACCAAGTTTAGCATTGCTAACAACTCCATTATCAATAGTCCAAGTTCCTCCTGAAGAACTTACAGTAATATCTCCTTTATCCCCATCTGTCAAAGCAGGGACTGCGTTTATTAAAGTTTTTAGTTCTGTTATTGCAGCCTGCACATTAGTCGCAGTTAAGCCACTTGTATTATTGTCATGCGCAACTTGTGTTCCTAGGTGAGTATGCGTTAAAGGGGCTTTGCCGTCTAATGCATTTTTTAAATCAGTTTGATCTAATAAAGTTCCTCCAATATCACCCCACTCTAAATCTCCGCCAGGGCCTGAGGTATTAGCTTTTTGTATAGCAAGTCCAAGTAGTCTTAGGGTATTAACTCTAAAATTAAAACCTTCTAATGGCTTTTTTTTGTTCTGATCTAATTTTAATAGTAAAGCCTCTAATTCATTATACGCTTCTACAGGAGTCATTATTTACTTGTTTTAAGTTTATTGGAGAGTCTCATTCTTTCTATATCTCTTTTTAACTGTCTTTCTTTGTCTGCCTCTGTTGATTTAGATGCTAGCTTTTTATCTGTGGAAGTTCGTTTCTCTTCTACTTCTAGCTGCTTCATTTCGTATTCTACTTCATCTTTTATAGCATTTCTATTAGTATCGTTGTCTTTAGCTGCTAAATTATTTTCTTTAATATCTAGTTCTCTATTCTTTAGATTCCAATCCATCTCATCTTTGTACTGCTTATACAGTCTTTCCTTTTCAGCTTCTTCTGACGCTGCTTCAATTTGACGAGCTGGAGACTTTTGTTGTTGTTTAGAAATTCTTTCAGAAGATGTTTCTAATTTTCTAACAAGGTCTTGTGTAGAATCTCCAAGGTGTATTGCTACCATATCACTCATAGTGGCTTGCCCTGATTGTACAGCTGCCATTGCTACTTGTTTTAGTGTATCATGTAGAGTTAACTCTTTGCCTGAGTTTGCTACATATATATCCATATGAGATTCTGATATCTCAGAAAAGTCTTGAATCATCTCAAGCCCTATTTCATCAAATACATACTGACCACTCTGTGGATACTTACTATACAAGTACTTAGCTTTTTCTAGTAATAGTGTTAGTGCTCTTTTTTCAAACTCAGACTGCTTATAGAACAAAGGTTCTGTTATAGCTGAAGACTGCTGGAATCCTACTTGAGTAGCAGTAGCAGTTTCTGAAGGACTTATTTGGGCTTCTCTTTGTCTGTTAATTCCCGTTACCTTAGCCATTTGATCTTCGAGCGACATCATAATCTCAGTGTATAATCTTATATCCTGATATGCCTGTGATTGTATAGCAGTAGCAGTTAGGGTATTAAATACTCCTGCAGATTTATTTTGTGATGGGCCTTTTAATATTTCTTGTGTAGGATCTAAAGGCGCTAGTTTTTTCTTTATTGCGTAGTTAAGCCACTTCTCTGCATCCCACCCATGAGGTACCATAGATGCATTATAGAAAGTCATTGTTCCAAAGTTAGCAGCAATCTCTTGTTCTCTTTTCCAATAAGCAATATCGTAAGAGTAGTCAAGAGGTTTTATTACATCCATTAATGAATGAACTTGACCTTGGTTAGTATTGTAATATTGTCCTACAAAATTAGGGTTACCTTCAGAAAGTTGATAAGGGGATCTAGACTGAAACTCTATAGGGCCCCAATCTACAAGTATATCATCCTTGATGAGTGTAGCTTTATACCATTCGTTTACCCAATACCAGTTGCATTTTTCTCCCTTGTTTTCATCTACAGGGTAGCCTTCTGGGATAATCATTTTTTGCTCTGACCCATCTAATGGATCATAGTAAGTAAGCTCTCCTATTTTTTTACGAGACCTCCAGTTAATGTATGTAACTAATAAGTTACCGTCATTATCTACAAAGTTACCTCCGTATTGACTAATGTTAGGAGGTACTATAGTTACGTTAGGCAATGTACTATCTGCTGCAGCGGACATTAAACTATTGTCTATTGCACTGTATGGATTTCTAGCTTTACTCTTAGTGTCTAAGCCTGCTTCTAACTCGTCTATTTGTTTAGCAGTTAGTTTGTCATAGTAGCGGTCAATTATCTGTCCTACTGACTTATAATCAAACCATACTATAATATCAGAATCTTCTACCTTTTCAGAGTATCCAGACCCTAATGTATAAAACTGTAAAGGATTTACTTTTTCTATTAGCAAGTCTCTTCCTGTAACATCTATGTACATAACCTCTTCTCCACATACTAAGGCATCCTCCCAGCATTGTGCAAACTTATATTTAAGGTCATTCCTCTGTACTTCTCTTTTTAAAATCTTAGTGGCTGTCTGCTCTCTAATGTCTTGATATTCGTACTTTAAGTATTTTGATAGGTTCTGTAACTCTGCCTCGGCAGTTTGCTCGTTTAATGACTCAGACATTACCATGTTCTGAACTTTACCTATAAGCAAGTTTTTTAAATCTTTTTCTTTTTTGTTTATGCCATCCCTGTCTTTAGAAGAAAGAAACACTTTAAAGTTTAAAGGTCTTTTAAGCTTTTCTCCTATTAATAGATTTACATAAGCGTTACCTCTTCCAATGTGTTTAAAGGTATCTGGGAAAGTGTCGTCTTTTAATTTATGAGGATTGCAGATTACTTCTACATCTTCTAAATTAATTTTATTTATCCTTAAGTTATAATTAGTTACTTTATTTCTAATTGATTTCCTAATATTGCTATTGTTTTGAAAAATAGGCTCTGCGGCTGCTTTAGCACATTCCATTGCCCACTTCTCATTCTTTTTAGCTTGAGGAATTTTTTGCCTAGGAAAACTTGAAATATAATTCGACATGTTTGCAAATTTAGGCAAAATTAAGTATAAGTTTTATTAATTACTTATTTTCACCGTAATCATATATAGTGGTTTTTACTACTCCTATCTCTGATTTATCAGCCCCTAACCCAAATTGTTTAAAGTAATTAGATGCAGTATAAACTTCTTGTTGTTTTTGAGAGGTAGTTTCTTCTTCTTTGTATAACGTATTGTCATACCACATTACCTGTATAAACGCAGACACCCTATCAAAGTTTCCTTTAGGATTCCATTTAATCAGCTCTTCTAATAGCCCTAATGATTTTATTTGACTTAGTTGTAGTAAGGAGTCTCCTTCTTTTAAAATAGTTAATAGATGCGACTTAATAAAGTTACGTCCAGTATCATTGACTCTAGTTGTAGCAGGTAGTCCTTTAGATGAGTTAGTGTTTATTCTATAGGTATCTCTGTTCCTAAGTTCCATAGGAGTTTCTGCTAATAGATGAGTTTGGTTTCTATTAGAAAAGTAAGTGTACATTCCTAGTAGAGACTGTTCATACATAATACTGCAATTGTAGTATAGCGCCAATCTTCTAGATATTTCGTAAGCTTCGTTAGGGTCTTCTCTTCTACCTGTAAATTCTGCTACTACTTTACCTGTCCATCTATCAAATACTAGTGCGCAGAATAAAGAATCTGTAGTAGACAAAGCTTTATCTACACTATCGACTCCTATTATATACCTATTAAACGGTATAATATTCTGGTCATTGAGTTGTGGTTTTTCAAATAACTCTATAGCTCCCTTCTTGGAATACCCAGGGGGTAAGGGATACTCCCTAATAGGTCTTAATTCTAAATCTGTTTTCCATTCTAGTTTTCCTTCTGTGTATGTAAGGCTTCCTACATAGCTAGCGTCGCTTCCTTTATGAGGGTTAGACATAAGATCTGCTAAATGATCTTTTAGTAGTAAAGAAGGGAAGAAGTTATTTTCAGGATCTAAGAAAGCTTCAGAAGGTATACGAGGTGCGTTTACTACTAAAGACTGATATACCCTAGGATCTGGATTATTTTTTGCTTTTGTTCTTTCATACTGAAGAGCTACGTTAGCTTTATCTTGATCAGTTATAAGTTCAGGCTTTGATTTATATTCATTTCTTGTTTTATCAATAGGTACAAAATATCCTATTTTACCTCTTTGCTCAAATATATCTTCAAACTCTATGCAGTTATAATCACTAGGGTTTCTAAATATTTTTTCTGCATACTTTACAGCTGCTCCTTGGAATAAACCTCCTGTACCTAACATCCATATAACTAAGTTCTTATGTTCTTTAGATGTCTGAGATCCCATCATAGCACCTAAGGCATCTATAATATTAGTAAAGAATCCAATCTCATCTAAAGCTGCAAGGTTAGGTCTACCCGCGTTACCTGCCATAGGGTTATCCTTAAAGGTACGATGGTATAGCTTAGAGCCATGTTTAGAAGTTAAGTTATGATTAGCTTGCCATGAGCCTCTAAAGGAGCATAAGAAGGGCGGAGGATACTTTACAGAATCTCCTTTGACTCTAATACTTTCGCCCCCTTTCATGTGAGCCCACGAGTATCTTACTTTATCTAATAGCGGAACTGTATACTTGGTATCAATAGCTCCTACTATAGTATCTGATACAGTATACATTCCTTTTTTAGCTTTTTCCAGATAGACGTCATAATCTGTAGCGCCTCCAAATAAAAAGTTATGGGATATTAAACCCGCAGTAGCAAATGATTTACCTCCACCCCTAGCCTGAATAGATATAAAGTTTTGTGAAGAGTTTTTGTATAAAGGTTTTCCTAAAGAGTTTCCGTGGTTTTTTCTCAAGTAATCTCTAGCAGAAACATATATTTTAGATGCTATTTCTTCCTCTGTTATCC